ATATTGTTCATTATATATGTTAGAACCCTTGTGTGTTGAAGGGCAGAGAACGGCTTAGTAAACCATTCTCATTTGAACCCCTGCGGTTTCAGGTTATCGAACGGAAGCCTTATTGGTTATTCGGCTTAGTCTCGCCATATCATTACAACCATTTGTTTCTATTAGGAGACTCGTTAATAGTAGCTTGTAATGTCGTAACTTCTCGTATGTGTTACACGTCTGCTAAATAGGCAGAACAAGAGAAGCCCTCTAACGGCTGTTTGAGTAGGCTATTAACCAACCCTCGACTTAAGGTTTAGACTTGGCTCGAGCGACCAAGTGATTACTTATATCAGTAAGAGTCGTAGTTGTCTATCCTTGGGTCTTGCAACGAATCTTCTATACGCATTAAATCTTCTTTACGTTGTAAATCACGATCTACTTGGTCTTGATATTCTTCTAACTTTTTTTTATCATCTAAACGTTTTTGATAACACTTTGCGTCTTTGCATAACACTTCAATGCTGTTATCGTAATCGTAGTGGTAATGCAGGTAAATTGTATCACTCATTTAATACCCATTTGTTTCTTTATCTTTGCAGGTGTTACAGGCACTTTAGGTTCACAATCTTCGTGCAATAACTCTTTAGCAATCATTTGATGACACACTTTACACCAAATATATGTAGGCATTATTTAATCGCTTTCATACAATGCTTACAATAACTAGCTGCGTAACACCAACCACCACAACTAACGCACCTTGCTATAAGATCTAACATACGCTTTCACCCACTCCCAAATCTGCATAATACCAAGAGTAAGTATTCCACCTATTAACAAACTAATAACAGCTTCTCTACCTAAAGGTGTTCCCATTTGTTGCCCCTGTCTTGACTTAGTGTTTTTTTTCTACTATCTTTCTTGCTTCTTCCATATCATCTCTGTTATGAAAGTTTGAAGCCTTGTTGAGTAAGTCTTGTGAAATTGACAGTCGTAAGACTTGCTCAAGCTTGTATACGTCTTGTGGTTTCATTCGCCCCCCTCTCTAGTCTTATTGTTTCATAAACAACACTAATAACACCAGAAACACACCAATAAACGCTGTAAATACTTCCACGTTATTTGACCCCCATAATCTTTGAACATTGTGGAAAGGCTCTTTCAAATCCTTGCTTTTTAACGAGCTTCTGCGCACGTAGGAGTTGTTCGCGAACAGAAGCTCTAGCGGGATCTCCAGTACCCCCGACATAACCCCAACTCCGTGAATCGAATTGAAACAAGCCCCTGTACTTGCCTGTTCGATTAACGGCTTCTGGATTTAATGACGACTCACAAATGGCTATTTTCCGATAGTCACTTGGTAGTAGCTCAACGTCATTAAAATATGGGTTTAATAAAAGTATCTCTAAAATTGGTCATTCTTCCAATCTGCAGCTGCCATTTCACCTTGTTGATGAGATGACGGCAACCTAGAAGCGTTTAACCAAGCACTTAAGTTATCTGCCAATTGTTCTTGATTATCTAATTGGTTTTTAACAATTGTGTATGGTGTCAGTTCTAGCTTGGAAAACTCTTGTTCCTTACTTAGGAATTGCAGATATTTCAAGAGCTTCTCTTTATCCCAGTCAGTATAGATACGTTTACAGAGACTATGCAAGAAGTTTATTTGCTTCTCTGTGGCTATACGATAAGACCCAAAATAGCCTGCTTCTAAGCCTTGTCCTTGTCCAGATACGTTAATAGGGGTTTCTTGGCTAATTTTGCCCTCTGTGGGCTTTGTAGGGCTATCTGGTGGGGTCTGCCAAGGGTCATTTTCTGGCTTCATATTACGTTGTACTTCCTCTCGGCTAGCAATACCTTTTGTAACAGCAATTCCAAGAGCTGCAATCGCACGACCCCAAGCACTCGTTTCAAGGGTCATCATTTCAGCGCCTTTAGCAAAACCTCTAGCAGGCACGCGTTCCCAAGCCCAACCACTTGCGTAGTTCATTTTGTCACGATCAGGATAAGCAAAGGCTTTACCATAAATGTATGTCTCGCCACCAAATTCAAGAACACCTTTATATTCAAAGTGCAAAGTGCCTTCTGGGAATTTGTCGTAAAACATTTGTATGCGGTCTTTTACTTCTATGTAGTTCTTTAGATAATCCACTTAGTTCACTCCTATAAATAGTCCGTAGAATTCCTGTAATTGCGCTAGCTTGTTTTCACAATCGCACGGCTCAAATATGCACCTAGTTTTGTGGTAATAGTCCATAGTGTGATATGCGTGAGCCAAGAGATGAGATATTGGATACCATTGTTTATCCATATTGCCCCCTTCGTTAGAACGAGGCTAGAACAAAGGTGTGTCAAAACACGGCATTGAATTATAACAATTTGGTAACGGCGTTAGCGCCAAAGTTCGCCTTCGGCAATAAAAGAGCCGTCTTTATTAAAAGGCACTAACTCAGGTTTAACTTGTCCGTCTTGCTCATATAAGATTCCAAAGCCTGCCTGCCAATTAGCGTGCCCTTCTTTCATATAACGCATACCAGCAGAATTTAGATCACAAAGGTGTCCAACTTCCATTCCCCAAAGTGTGTCAAGTTTGCCACCAAAGCCGTGACTAGCTGAAGCAATACCCTGTCTATGAGTATGACCACAAACAACATTCTTACCTGTTCTTGTCGCTAGTCCAAGAGCTGTTTGTCCTGCGTGATTGTAAAGTCTGCCTTCATCTCCGTGACCCATTATTACGCCTTTAGCAACTTCTGTTAATGATCTGTTGTATGTAACCTTTATGTCTTTGTCGTTGTAACCTAAAAGGTTTTCTATTTTGATTGCGTCAAGTACTGCAAAGGCTGGGGCGTGTCTTGCAACATATTTTTCGACGCGAATTGTGTGATTGCTTCGCTGAATTAAAAAAGGCTTACTGCGTCCAATAGCACTACGGAATTCTTTGAGTAAGCCTTTAAGTCCAATTATATTCTTTTGTAAAGAACCTTCAAACTCTAGGGCTGTACCACGTGCGTAAGTTGATATGGTTTGGCAATCTAGTTCATCACCGACACATAATAGTTTGTCTGGTTTAACGTAATCTATGTAATCTAAAAGGCTTTCAACGTACGTTTTCTTAATAAAAGGATATTGCAAATCTGAGATAATTACGTAACGCTTAATACGTTACCTCTTTCGTTTAGGTTTACCTAACTCTGTACTAATACTATCTATAGTACTACGAATTTTGACAACATCTATTTGTAGGCGTGTCACTTTATCTGCCAAAGAACTTCCACCATTAGGAAACAATTGCGATTTCATTTTAGTCATTTCAACAGTTGCTCTAATTGTCAAAACAAGAATGGTAAGAAGTAAACCAATAATGCCAATTAATTCGTTTATCATTGTCCGTCAAACCAATTTGGATCATAGAAATCATCATCTTCATCTTCGTCAGGTGCAACAGTAAATTGGTACTTTTCAGCTGCATAGTTGATAATGCCAAATACTGAGTGTTGTGGCATATCTTCATTAGCTGCAATTTTGATTGTTTTCTTTTTGCCGTCAAACATTTCTAAACAACAAACAAAGCCTGTGATTAGTTTGCCTTCTTCGTGAGCTGTGTTAATAATTCGTACAAGTTCACTAGCCATTACGTCAGGTAATTCAATAACTGTTTTTTTTGCTTTAGGTTTACTCATATCCCAAATACCTTTCCGTTAAGGTCGCCCGATTTAGTAAAGGATATATGAAGGTGAGACACGTGAGGGTTAGAACCTTTGTAAACACGCCAAGCCCAATTCTGACGTGCTGAGGCTATTCGGTGTTGATGAATAATATAACTGACTCTTTTGTCCCCTTTGAGTGCAATTGTCTTAATCTGTTCGGCTAATAGCCAAGACTCTTTACTAGATCCTTTAACAAGGTCTGAATCAATATCTATAGCACGCACCCAACCTTGTTTATCTGGGTTGTGATCTGACTTACGTGCGTTGTGTGCTGTGTCGCCTATCCAGCCGTCTGAGCGTTTATCTCGCTTAGGATACTTGGTATTTATTTCAGAGCGTAATTGCTCAGCTGCTTTACTTAATCTTGGTTTTGGCATTAGGGTTCATAGCTCCCATTGAAGCAGCTACGACAGCACCTAATACAGCTCTGTAATCAAGGGCAAA